CACTTTGTTGTAAATACATTTACTCTTGATCCTGTCGGGCTATTACTCATAAAAAATCTATATAATGGCGTAGAAGCACCAGTGAGATCTAAAGTATTATTAAGAACTTCTCCATCATTAGCTCCAAAAGCACCCTGTTCTAGTGAAGCCTGATACTGAAAAAGAACATTACTCGTATTGTCATTAGCAGAGTCCGCAACATTCAACTTGTTCCCAGTAATCGAAAGGTTATCACCTGGCTCAAGCCATTCCATTGCACCGTCGCTATCGTCCCAAAATAAAATTCTATCAGCTCCTGGGTCAACCAAAGTTTCACCAGTACCACCGTTAGCCAAAGGTAATACTCCTGAAACATCAGAAGAAGAAGATAAAACTTTTACTTTTCGTAACCGTCTATCTATATCCCTAAGTTCGTCATTTACAACAGGAGCGTTCTTATCATCAAACGACTCAACAACTTCGTATGCACCCACAGCACTGGCAACTAATAAAAGACTGATTAAAAATATTAAAATTCGTTTCATTTCATTGGCTCCAAATCAAACATAACTATTAAGTTTCTAAAAGCAAAAGGATTTAAACTCGATTCTCTTACATTTAACCTAAACAACTCACCAGTCAACGCACCTGATGTTATATAATCTGTATATTGGTCAGGATATTCTGATAAATCAATTTCAAACTCGTCAGTATCTCCTGCATAAGTTTCAAGTTCTATGTCATAAGTTCCGGTCTCCGCCGAGGTATGATAAGCATAAATCTTTCTTATTGTTTTCTTATACCCAGGGAACCCTAAATCAGTCCACCCTGAGCGATAAACAAAAGGAATTGTCGTTTCTGCCGTAGTTCCTCTTGTATTATAAGTGAACCGAATAACATAATTATTTGCTCTATATAAAGTCGGTGTATATGCCAAATTGGTTGTGTCCATACTAACATAGTATTGAACAAACGTATCTGCCGTAGCATTTGAAATATCTGAACCTGACGGGTCAGAAACAGTTGACGACCATCCTGCTGCTTCACAGTTACTTGAACTTGACCCTGCTCTAAACTTTAATGTTACATTACCACCTGCCGCTGGAACTGTTTCGTTCCAATACGCTTTATCAAGTACAATACTTGAAAAGTCAGTTGACGCAGCTAATTCTAAAACTTGAGATGTGTAATATCCACCGTAAGAAGCTCTATCAATCAACCCAGGGTAAGCATCTATCGTACTCACAGAACCTCCTGTTACAGAGTCTATAGTAGCTGTCCGAGATAAACCTATAACTGGGTATAAAGCATCACCGCCAATAGCCGTAGGCGTGTACCGCATTTCCCAAAAAGTTCCTGAGAAGTCATCTTGTATCTTATGTACGACTTCATTAACGGTTTCGTTATGAGCGAATACTTTGCCTTCTGAAGAACCGCCTGAATAAAGCGCTTCAACGTCAGAACCAGACCGTAACACATGAAATACGTTTACATCAACCAAATCTATTGAGTACGCTTTATTAACCAAGTCTAAAATTAAAACTCTGTCATTTGAAGTAGCACCTGTTTTAATAGACGTATATGCCATATAATAAGCATTTTTGTAATACTCTCCCCACACATTAACAAAGTTAGAAGGTGTAATATCTCGAATCTCAGGAGTTACCTGCTCTGATAATAAAGATGAATGTTGTCCGTTAAAGACATATAATCCATTATTAGATAAGTATATAATTCCTATTGGTGTATTCACAGCAGAGTACATAGAATGACATCCGATGAAACTGAATGGATCGCTAATAGCCCAATCATCTGCTGGAGTACCGCCGTCTGTATAAATCTTCTGAATTGTGTTATTCTTACCTATAGTAAGTTTTCCAAGTAAGTTCTTAGCAAAAGTTATTTCGTCACCGTCGTTTTTTCTAATATCTAAATAATTAATTGCAGGAAAGTAATCGTGACTTGCATCGTCAGAATAATACGCTCTTGACGGATTGTCAGGATTGTTTACTATCCACAACCTGTTTTTATGTAGAACGATTAACTTACCTTTTGGCGGAGTAGCTGTAGCTGTAGGGCTGTAAGCGCCACTTCTCGCACCATCGGCGTCTGAATCTGTTAGAGTTACAGCCGTATTATTCGCAATTACACCGTTACTTAAAAGTACATACGTTGAATCATCGTCACCTGTTCTATAAACATTTCGTCCTGTAACATCTTCGCCTAAATATGTATCCGGACATATCGGAATCATTGTAAGGTCAATATCGTTGTTTACAACAGTAATTGTATTGGATGCTGCGCCTAAAGAAAGCTCGTAGGATGCCGTATAACAAGCGATCTTATATGAATATATCCCATCTGGCCCTGCACCACTACCTGCATCAGTCGCTAAAGCCGAACCTAAATAAGTTGCGCTATCAGAAGAACCGTCATACTTATACGGCTGGTTATAACCGTCTGTTCCAATAGCCAAATCATGCCAAGTCTGCCATTGCGCTCTTCTGTCACCAGTTCCAAGTGTAAGAATGTCTGTAAACGTACCTGCCGAGTCTGAACCCTTCGCTACCTTATTAGAGTAGTTAACTAACAGAACCTTTGTCCCACTACTTAAATAAAGTCTGTGCATACCAATAATCGGGTTATCTGCATCTGCCGTTCCGTAAGGAACAGTCTTGTCTCTCTTAGTCAAAGACTTCTGTTCGTTATCAAACCTGATATTCTCAACAATATCACCTTTGTTTTTAGGTAAAGTTAAGTTTGATATTTTAGTATCAAGTCCTCCACCAAAATCATTCCAAGAAAAAATACCGTTCTTCTTTAACTCTTGTGCATGAACTGTGGTTGCAAATAATAATACGGATATTACAAGTAGTCTTTTTATCATATTTTTGGCCTTAGATATATTACTGAGTTTTTACCGCCACCTACTGATTTAATAATCCATTGAATATAAGCTAAATATTCGTCTCTTGCCGTTGCTGCATCTTTTGGTTTTCCGACCTTACCCTTAGCTCTCCACTCCAAATACTTGACAATCCCATAATGAAAAGGTTCAAGATGTTCAAGTTGGTTATACGGTGTCTTAGAGTCATCATCAAAGTCGTCAGCTATCGCTACGAAATATATGTGCGCCTCATCAACGGTTGAATCTGGCGCTGGTTGAAAATGCATAAATTGTCCTCTACGATAATATCTTTTTGGCGTACCCGAACTTGCTGTTCTCCAAGAAGAAGACAGATCGTCTAACTCAGCAATAGAAACCTTCTTTATCCTTTTTTCTTTATCGTCGGTATCTATTCTGGAAACCCCACCCCCCGGATTTTCGTCGATATCATAGAACCTTGTCAACAAGTTCGTTAGATTGTATTCATCTTCATCTTCTGTCAATGTAATAACTTCATCATCAACAATCAACCTAGCCCTAGCGCAAATCTCTTGATTGCCAACAACGCACCAAGAGTTAAGAGCAGCATCAGTGACAACTCTATCTGTTATTTCAGGGTTTTCCTGTCTCATTCTTTGAATAATTTCTGCTCTAGTCATAATCCCTCACTATCGTATGAACCCCCAATAGGGGATTGTTAATGTTAATATTTGACAAATCATATCGGTAGAACACCTTCCCATATTGTTTCGAGTTCTGGTGACCTTGCGGCATGAGCGGGCATACATTTATGCGGAGGTAATCCACCAAGCGCTAGCGGATATTCTGTCCTAATTGAAAAGAGCCATCCTTCCGAACAGAACCATCTTGAAGCGTGTTGTTTAAACCATGTAGTAAGAAATCCTAATATTCCTGTATTATCATAAGCACTATTGCATAATGTTGCATGAACCCAAGCGACGTGCTTTCTCTTACGCTCCCAATCATCATCAATATACCTTCTGATTTGAATACGCTTTCCTGCATAAACTTTTGTTATATCAATCCTCGTTGCTCTTGGCGGGGCTATTCTCATTGACCTATGTCCACCGCCACTTATTTCAGCATGGGTAAATCTTGCATACTTCTTTTCAAATCCCCTGGATAACTGCTTTAGTTCTATACCTCTACTGAAAAACTTACCATCAGACTCTATGAGAAGAGTGTCACCCATTTTAACAATATCTAAGTTAAATTTAATTGGTTCTATTGTAGGATCTACCATCGCAGCACATCTCCTGATTTGCGGTTGACGTTTCTCTTATAATAGTGATAATTACTTCTTCGCCTGTTATCCCACCCATAACACCACGCTTGAGGTTCTTACCTTCAATCTTCATTTGTGTCCATCCGTGATACCCACTACACCCGACCATTGTTAATATAACGAGTAATGCAAAACATTTTTTCATTTTCTACCTCCCCACGCTCTCATTAAAAACATCATCTGTATATTTCGTTACTTTTATAACTAAATTTTTTATCAATCCTGCAAGTTTCTTTCTGTTCGTGAAAGCGCTTTCTTCATTATCTAAAGTCCTAATTATATGACCGGCAATCTCGCCAATATCAGCTAAAATTTCATGGTGCTTGTATT